TACATGATAAAAACTAGCGAAATAGGAATACAGGAAGTTGCTGTACCACCATTTGATCCAATAGTTACGCAACCAGATGGTACTGCTTATATACGTTTTAATAATTCTTTTCAAGAAATTGAATATGAAGGTGCTGAAAGTATTCCAGATTTAATGGGCAAGTGGGTAATTATAGGTGTAACAGCAGAAGGTATTGCTAATCCAGTGCCTACTCCACGTGGTAATTTGTATCCGCAACATATACAGGCTCATATGCTACAAAATTTTATAGATAGCAGTAACATAACAAGAAGCCAATTAAGTGCTGTGACAGAGTTGGTCATTGCTTTCTTCACTATGATTCTTATTGCTTTAGCAGTTTATAAATTGCCTCTACTTTGGACAGCACCTATATCTTTAAGTTTATTAGGAGGTATGGCATATTATAGTGTTTACAAATATACAAGTGATTTAGTTTTATTAGATGCAACCTTCCCTGTATTAAGTGGTTTCCTAGTGTTTACACAGGCGGCATTTAATAACTTCTACAAACAGTTTAAATTACGTGAACAAATTAAGAAACAATTTGAGCATTACTTGGCACCAGCAATGGTTAAGAAGTTACAAAAAGATCCTAGTTTACTAAAATTAGGTGGTGATACCAGGACAATGACTTACTTGTTCTCAGATATTCGTGGATTCACTCCTATATCAGAACAATTTAAAACAGACCCACAAGGTTTAGGTAATCTTATAAACAGATATATGACACCAATGACTGATTTAGTAATGCGTAAAGAAGGTACAATAGACAAGTATATAGGTGATGCCTTAATGGCAATTTGGAATGCTCCACTTGATGTGGAAAATCATGCTCAGTTGGCAATAGAGACAGCACAGGAAATGGAAGTAGAACTTAAAAATCTTAACAAGGAACTTAAAGCAGACGGACTTATGGAGTTAGGTGTTGGTATAGGTATCAATACAGGTGATGCAGTAGTAGGTAACATGGGTAGTAACCAACGTTTTGATTATACAGTATTAGGTGATAGTGTAAACTTAGCGGCAAGACTAGAAGCACAAACAAAAGAGTACGGTGTATTCTTTATGTTTACAGAGCATACATTAAAACAAATTACAACACCAGAAAATTTAGTAATTCTAGATAAGATTGCTGTGAAAGGACAAACAGCACCAGTAACAATTTATACTATACTAAATGATCATAAATATGCAAGAGTAGTAAACAGAATGGTTGATGCATATCAAAATAGAGAATGGGCAACTTGTTCAAATCAAATAGAGATTATAAAAGATCATAATTGGAACGATACTTTAGCAGAACTTTATGCAGATAGAATTAAACAACCTATGCCTGAAGGTGATTGGGACGGTGTAGAAAGGAAAACATCTAAGTAATGGTTACAGTACAAAATATAGATAAAATTTGTAGAGAAAATTTAGTTACATATCCTTTTGAGTATATTGTAGTAAAAAATTTTATTACAGGATTAGACAACAAATTATTATTTAACGATTACATGAAATCAATTGAAAATTTATCTAAAAATGAATTTACAGATGATGGCCCTCAACATGTTTCTGCTTATCTTGATATAATTGAAAAAATACGAGAAAAAAATGATGAAATTGTAAATGCTATTAATAATGTTTGGAATATAAATTGCAGATATTTTTATGGTGTTGAGAATATGATTAGCAAACATCAAAAATTACATAAGCATAATGACTATTATGGAGAAGAAGAGACTCCTGGAAATCCATTTGTTAGAGGGGTAATTTATTGCAATCCTGAATATGTATTTGGTACAGAAATTTATGACGATGCAGATGCAACAAATCCTTATAAAACTGTTGGAGGTTATCCTGGTTCGCTATTTTTATTTAGGACAGGTCCTAACAGTTGGCATAGTGCTGTTAATACAGAAAATAAACAAAACAGATTAGTTTGTAGTATGAAAGCAACTACATTTGATTAATTACTCGTCTGGTCTCCAATTTTTTATATCTCTAAAATATTTGTAATAATGTTTAAAATCTTTTAATTGTTGTTTTGCATGAAACAATTCTAAAGGTATGTTATCGTCTAATTTTGTAATTGGGTAATAATATCTTTTTATTATTCGTTCTAATTTACTTATATCTTTCTTTAGAGCATCTAATATAATATTATTGTATTCTAAGTCCGTAACCATATCTATTAACCAATAGTGGAAAGGGTGCTCAGGATTATATCTCCTGCTAACGTCTCTGGTCTGATAATACAATGCTCTAATTGGATTTATTCCAGGCCTATATAGATTCATTATTTGCCTATATCTGAAACTTTCGTGTGCAGATGCCATATTTTTAAAGACTCTATCATAGTCTCTTTTCATGGCTGTTTTTAAAGACTCTAAATTTTCATTTATTTTTTCGTAATATTCATTTACGAGTCTTTGGCCTATTTTTTTATATTTAGGAGGCAGTTTATTTAAAAATACATTTTTTATTTCTTCTATATCAAATGTGCCTTCTAATATTGTATGCGGTATCGTTTTAGTTCGCTGAAAATTATCCAAATCATTTTGTATTCGCAAGACCTCAAAATCTATGATTTCGCCTTTGCTCATACTATTATTTATTCTTTATTGATTTCTAATATAGTGTGTAGTTTTTCGGTGCCATTATTTTTATATAATGTAATTTTTGAACCATTATGTAGTGGTTTTGGCCATTGTCCTATATTTACCCAGGCATATCCGGCACTTTCACCATTTAATTTTGGAGGCATAAATTCTTGATCTACAACATATACAAAACTGTAGTAGTAAAAGTTTTTATCTTTGCTCTGATAAACATCTATAGGATTAAGTTTTTGGAGTTCTGGAACAAATCCTATTTCCTCTTCTAGTTCTCTTTGTATGCATTCAAAAGGAGTTTCTCCTTTTTCAATAATACCTCCCCAGAACCCCCAAGTGTGATTAAATCTTTTTGTTCCTTCTCTGAGTTGTAGTAAACATCTGCCTGTATCTTTGGCAAGAAATACAACTCCTGCCGCCGTGGTTTTCATTATAATACAAGTCTCCAGAAGCCAGGTCTATATTCGCCTTCATAACTACTTATCCAGCCTACGCCTGTCCACTTAAACTGTTTGGATGTAAATGTATTGTGTAAAAAGTGTGTTGCATCTGAGTTTGCACTAGCATCAAACACTACAGACCATTTTGAACCATCATATGTAATAATATCGTTCTCCTGAGCATCTAGTCCCCAATTAGGAAATCCAATATTATCTATTTGTTCTGTTATTAGATATCTTTGTCCAGTTGATGCGGCCGCCAATGTGCCGTCTCCAGGATAGTTAGTTGTAGGATCTATAATTTTATCTACATCTGCTAATGTATCTATAGGTAGGGTATCATTGTCTAAGTTAAAAATCAATGCTGTATCATCTACAGGATTTTTTGTTACACTTCCTACAAGCATGTTAAGTTCATTGTCTGTATCTGAAGATATGTTTAACTTTAATTTACTTGTAGTTTTTAATTCTCCCATCATTTCTATAATGTCTGACCATTTTTGGCCTATACCACTAGAGTTTACTAATTTGGCTGTACTGCCTGTAACTTGTAAAAATAAATCATTTGGTGTAACAACAACTTCTGCAAGTTCGGCTGTAGGTCCAAAAAAGTCTGCATAGTCTTCACTATAACCTAACTCACCAATATCAGGTGTAGAATGTATATCATTTACTATTCGCTGTATTATTGCTTGTCTTTTGACTTTAGCAGGTGGACTTATCCATATAGGACTTGTAAATGACATAGTAGATATATCTATAGATTCATCTACACCAGCAGGAACGGCTCTGCTACTCCAGTTTATATCAGCAAGTTCAACTTCAAATACACTAGTCCAATCTAATGGATTACTATTTGATTGTAATTGAATACTAGGATTAAATAGCACAAATATTTGTTCTAATATTTGTAATTTAGTATCTGTATTGGTTGTCCACACATCAACGTTTATTGTTAAATTGTATGGCACAGGCATATATCTTTGTGTTGTATATAAATTTCCTTGCTCTGTAGAGTAAGAACCAGTTTCTTTATTAAACTCTCTTTCTGCAACTTGCTGTGTATCTACTAAAAACGGTTCGTGTGTTCTATCTCTTGCTGGTTGAATACTTTGTATAGTAACACTTATAAAAGGGGAACTGTTTATAATGTTTTCTGAATTGTTACGCAAAATACTAGCAACCATTCTGCTACTATCTCCATATCTTGCAGGAACTCTATTATAATTTATTCCTTTATCTGTATATTCTCTTACTTTAAAATTAGAAAAGATTCTGATAATCTGTATAAGATATCTTTTAATCTGTTCATCATACCAGTAATCTAAATTTTTGCCTGCCATATTAATCTTCGCCGTATTCTAATTCATCTATTTTATTAGAGACATCTCTAATCGCTTCTTCAAAGTCTTCCTCTAATTGATATATTGCACTTTCTAATTTATTTTTTGCTTGATAAACCTGATTAATATTATATTCGTCCATTTCAATACCATTATCTTCTGCAATATTAGAAACTGCATTTACTATTTCCATATGCATATCTGCATATTTAATATTTTTAGTTTCTGCTCTAGCACGTTCTAAAGCCAGTTCTAAATCATACTTTTTATCCTCTAACTTAGAAATTAGTTCTTCGTTTTCTTTAATAATACGTTTTGGAGTTATATCTTTTAATCTCATTTTAATTATCCGTTTGAGGTTTTACAACCTTACTTAAATTTTGTCTTTCGGTCATTGTTTCACCATCACTATTAGTAGTAATACTATCATTGTTTATAAATGTTGATAATATTCTATTTGCGGCTGACCATGAGCCTCGTTCATCTGTACCTACATTAAGCCAACGTGAACCAGATTTTTTAAATAATCTGTTTGGACTAAAGTCTGTACGGAGAAAAAAGTCTCCATCAGATGTACCACTAGTTGGAAATGTTTCTCCACTTCCAACAATACTCAACCCATTTACAGGTTGTCCGTCATTAGCACCAAAACCAAATCCTACTACAGGCTTGTCTGGAACTTCCTCGTCATAATACAGATGTGTTGTGTCTCTGTATTGAGGGTCAAATGGAACATCACGTTCTGCTTGTTCCAAAATTTTATCATTTATGTTAATTTCATTTGCGTAAGTGCTAATTAAGTTTCTTAAATCTTCTTCCTGTTCGCCTGTGCCTAATATATCTCTATATTCTTGAGAGTCTGTAATAGGTCCTACTTTTGCTCTCCACAAATGTGGCCACCAACGAGGATCATATCCTTCTGCTGGCCTTGTAGCATCTGTTACTACAAAAAATCTGTTGACTGCGTCATCACTACCTAATAGTAAATCATCTCTTAAATGAGGAATCTCTAAAACATCTCCAGGCATCAATCTTCTGCCTAATGCTTCTACCATACTTTCTATATGGAAATTAAAAAACAAAGTATCATTTGCTAAAAACATACCAAATTGTGTAAGGTCAAACGCATCATTATCGCCTAAATTATATTGACCTCTTAATTCGTAAATATTTTTATCATATTTTCTATCTCTATTTTCTAAAAATAATAAATCCTGTATAAAAACTTCATTATTTGTGCCGGCATTAGGATTAGGCCTTGTAGGATCTTTACCTTCGTCCTCACTATGTACACCTAAATATTTGTGTACATGTACTCCAGTACCACCTGCAAAGATGTGTTCACCCACAA